CCATGTAAATGTTCCCGGTTTACTTAGTTCGCTGTCATCCAAAGTATAAGGAAATGTCTTACCTGCTGAAGTCAATACGATTCCTAATGATTTTGCACCTGCTAAAGTTGCTAAAGTGATACATTCCGATACTGAAATATTGTTTTTTGGTTCGGGATCATTCGGAAATAATAATGGTCTACGAGAAAAAAAATAATCGGTTATTTCACTTTGTATTGTAGCACGTAATGCAGGCGTATCTACCTGCAAATTTGAAACCGCTACGTTTATAGTAATTTCAGTAAATGCAGCCGTGTTTATATTTGCGTTTAACGGTCTTAGGGGATTTGCATTTAGAGAATTTTCTACTTCGGTAAGTTTGGAATTGTCTGGTATTCTAGTTGCTGGGTTAGTAGTTTCTAACAATGGATAAACAAAAATAATTCCAGGAGAACTCAAAAAAGGATAAGCTTCTGCAATACCTGGCACTTCTAATGTCCAAATAATGTAATCATTTACAGATCCGCCCTGTGGGGGAAATTTCTGTCTTAGTGAAATACGGTTTCTAAAATTTTCTATGCTTTCTTCATCACTACCCGATTGCGTGATACTTACAATTGTAATAGTAGAACTAAGTCCAACGGTCGGATTTGATTCTGTTAGTATGTCGCTTGCAATTAAATTAGAACCTACCCCACTTGTAAGAGATTCTAAAATTAAAGTAGCCGATCCGCTTGAAATTGTTGCCAAAACAGTAACTTGATACGCAAAATTTCCTCTAGTGTATATTTTTCCTATAGGAATATTTGTCCCGTTAGTTCCTGTGATACTTGCCGTTCCTCTCCATTCCTGAGATACGTTAGGGAATAAACCGTATTCCTGACCTATGAGTATCAATCCTTCATAATCGGCTGTATTTACGAAAATTTGTTTTCTTGTCCAATCAATAAATTTATATATAAGATACAAAGCACCTGCCAAAGCAGTAGCCATAATATTCCAAACCGAAATCGGTAACAATGGAGATGTCTTACCTGTGGATGTCTCTATATCGGAAATAATTTGTTCTTTTATTTCTGTGATTGTCGGGATACTAGCCAATTAGATTTCTCCTTTCCGATTCTATATAATTTCCTTGCCAATTCAATGTATATCCAAATTCTTGAAGTTCTCTGTCTGGTTGTAATATTCTAACCACAATAATAATAGTAGATATGTTTTGTATCTCACAGTCAACCTGTATTTCGCTTGCAATGTCATTTTCTATTAACCAATTTAAAGCGTTTTCAGTGATACGAATAGCCTGATTTCTTGTACTGCTGGAAATTGGACGTTCAAATAATTGGTTCAAAGTAGATACAAGTCTATTTTCTACTGGTAAAATTGAGTTTCCCCAATATGGTTCACTGAATAAAGATATGTAACACGCTGTAAACAATCCATCTGTTAAGACAAAATCATTTCTAGAATCGTATTCTATTTCGCCTCCATATTCAGTCGGTCTGAGATACAAGTCACTCATTATGTTACGGTTCCCGTTCCTGTAGTCGATCCTGTTCCAGTTGCTATATTGACTTGAACAGCTATACCTGATGGAATTAAGGCATTTCCCGTAATTTCGTCAATTACTTTATTTGCTATTAATTCAGCTAACTTGTCGGCATAATCCGTGTCTGACAATGGTGATACAGCCATCAAAGTATTTAGAGCTATAATTTCGGTTTTTAAAGTTCCTTTTAATCTCGTCTTTGATAGTGGCATATTAGTATAACAGTTGTCCTATTTTAGTTTTTATTAAATTCAAATTTACTACCGTGCTCGGATCGGTTGTATGATTTGCAGGTGTTCCAAAAGTTTTAAAATCTATTAATTCATCGATAATTTCATCCATAATTGATTTTATCGATTGAGTAGAATTTGACATTTTTATTTTTCCGTTTGTATCTAAAATAATTTCAGCTTTTTTTATTAATCCAGTTGAATCGGTTGAAAATATTTTTGTTTGCCCTGGTGTTACTGAGATACTAATTTTATAATTAAAACTTGCAATACCTATATTATACCCACCTCCATCGATTGGTATTACAGCAATTTCATCCGAGCTTGTAAGACCTGAGACAATTCCAGGCATTTGAAAAAATTCTACTTCCTTTACAATTTCTTCAAATTCTAAAGTTTTCGCAACCTGTGAATTTTCTTCATTTTTAGCAAATTTTTTAAAACTTGCAAGTATATTTTTTACAATGTTCAAAATGTAAATCTCTTTATATTTTCTTTGGATTTTTCGTATAATTCTGGGCTATCTGGCACTTTAAAAAATTTACTTAATTTACTTTTTTCAAATTGATTTAATAAAGCAAAAGTTTTAAAAAATTCTAAATCTGGATCTTGTAATGTATATACTGAAGGTAAACATAATTGCAATTCAATTATAAAACCTGAATTTATGTCATACGTATAATCTACTTGTTTTATACAAAATTTAGATTTTTTGTAAATTAAATTCATAGGAGAAGTTACATTGATAATCATTCCAGGTTGAAATAATTTTCTTTCCCATTCCCATGTTGATAGTATTACGAAAAAATTCATTGATTCTGAAATTGATTTTGATCTTCCCAGTTGAGCTACCTTATTCAAATCTGCATTGTTATCGTCACCACGAAAAAACTTTTTACCTCTATTATTAATTGTATTATCACTAATTATTATTTGATTAGAACCTTTTTTAAATCCTATATATTCAGAAAATCTTTTTGTAACATCGTATGACGCTGATATTGATAAAACATTCTCATAACCGTCTTCTATTGATATATTTGCATCTGTTAATTTATCAAAACTTATAAATTCAAGCGAACCGTCAAACCTAGGCACAGCCCACATTCCTTTTTGAGCCGCGTATTTTGTTAAAATATCAAAAGCATTGTCCCCAGAATTCCAATAAAATAATGTAAAAATTTGTTTTGTTTTTTCTATTGTTTTTTCAAAATTAAAAGTTTGTGATAATAATTCAATGGTTGAATTTTCAAGTTGACTCCCTTTGACTTGCGTATCTAAAAGAATTGCACTTCTAGACCTTCCTTGAATATTAATATTGCTTCCTGAATTAGAATAACCTGTTGTTATTTTTTCAAGAATTCCATTAAATATTTTTTCTTCTTTATAATATATTTTAATTTCTTCATTTCCAAAAGGCTGTATTTCGTTACTTAATCCTTTCGATGGATTGAAAATTGTGTCAAAACTAAAAGCCGCACATCCTGAGTCAATCGCGTATGACAATCTTAGGGCATTGAATTCAGAAAATTCTTTTCCGTTAATTGTTATAATTAATGGAGATTTTTTCTTTGTATTAAAATTTAAAGCATCATATTCAGGATCAATAAAATCAATGTCAAATTCTTCAATATACTGCCCCATATCAATAAAACCTTATGCTTGTCCCTTTTGGTATTACTAATATGTTTTCACCTTGCAAATTGTTGTATGAAATTAATTCATCCAATCTATCTATGCCTCCAGTGATACTGTAAACCATTTCGATAGGTGAAGTATCTTTTTCTAATATGAAATTTTTTTCAGTAGGTAATTGTAAGGATAGATTTAAAATTTGTCTTTGTGAAAGTGAAATAGAATTATAAACTTGAAATAAAATATCATAATCTAAATTTCCATTTTTTTGTATTACTTTATCATAAATTATTTTTAATCTTTCTCGACGTTCTGAAAGTGTATCAATTATTTGTATTGCTTCGCCTCTAGTTGTAAAATTTGTATTTATTAATTTTTCGGACATTGCTAATGTAAAGGCAATTGCATTATAACCGTTTATATTTGCCTCAAAATCATTCATGTTTACATCGCCAAATTTAGATTCAATAAAATCTAAAGTATCTGTATAACTTTTTGCTAATTGTGATACTTTTATATTTGGGTCTTGTTCGGTTCTTGCTAAATTGTTTAATTGTTTTACGGCTTCGCTTATAACTAAGTCTGGATTATCCTCAATATATTCTTGAAATACACGTAAATTTTTATTAAATAAATCCTGTCTTTCTCTTCCACTTACTCGAAATTTATTGGCAGGGTCAAAAGTTGAACTGACAAAATTATTTCTTGTGTCTTCCTTCCATCGATCTGAGATACCTTTAAATCTTGTTTCTAATCTTTTTGTTTCCGAGACTACAGAGCCTACAATTCTTCTTCCTGTTCTTGCAACACGTCTTAAATCTGTTTCAATAGTAAGAATAGAATCTATTAATTGAAAAGCAAAATCTACAATAGAAGTTACAAAATTAAAAACATCTTTAAAAAATGAATAAATTTTTTCAGGATAATTATTTGCGTCTGGAAAATATTGTATAAATTCAATTTCAAAAATTGCCCTTCCTAACCCTTCAACAAAAGATTCTGATTGAGTTATGTTTATAGGTATTACGTCAATTGAACCCCATCTTGGATGATCTAAAATTCCTGATCCCTGTTCATTCAATGCTTTAAAAAATCTGTCTGCCTCTAAGTCATAATCTGATCCACTAATATAACATCTAATAGGAATTTTCAAATTTCCCATACCTAAATCTTGAACATTGGCTATATTTTGATAAGGAAATTCATTTATTGCTGTTTTTCTTTGAATATTTCTAGCTAAATCGTCAAATTCTAAATCGAATGTTTTACGTTTTGGGGATTGGTATGTAAGACGTTCTATCCTTTCTATGTATGACATTATTTAAACCCCCCACCAAATAAAATAAATGGATCTATGTTCATGCCTCTATTTATGTTTATGTTTGGAGCCGATCCTTTTTGTGTCACGTTTGCAAACTGAGGAAGGTTTTTAAAATCTACCGTCAAATTGGAATTATTATTTTTGTTTATAGTTTGGTTCAATAGCATTCCAGAGTTTGCCGATTGTAGGTTTTTTCGATCTATCGCTTCCATACCTGGAATCGGTTCTGGTCTTTGAATTCCTGGTAAATTTGGCATTTCAGGTTCTTTAATTTCTGTTTCTATAGGATCGCCTGATATTTTATTTTTCAAATATTGATACGCTTTCACTAGGGCATAAATTGCGATCATAATTCCTAGAACGGTTGCAGTTATCGGAGCGAATGCGACCAAAGCGACAATCCCGGTAAGAGTCAAATAACCTATAAGAAATTTCAAAACAATGTTTAACTCTGTAAACCAATTCCATAAACTTGAAACCCATTTTTCTACTAATTCTATATTTTTATATACTAAATAAAATGCACTGGCTACAGCCGCAAGTGATACAATTACAATTCCTATAGGGCTTGCAAGCCATGCAGCGTTTTGAGCAATTATAAGTTTACTAGTTGCAATTAACCCAACGCTTAAAATTGATTGTATTACAGTATATGCAGTTGTTACCGCCGTTTGTGCTACAATGGCAAGTTTGGCAGCTTCAAAAGCTAGTTTCATTCCTATAATTACGGGAATAAGTCCTGTATCCATACCAATTTTCAAAATATCGAATGCCTTTGAAAGTAAATCTACAAATTTATCAATTCCCATTGCAATAAATTCTTTATTTTTTGCTATGTAATCAGCCATTCTATTTATTAGTGGTTCGATTTTTTGCAAAACTGGGACATATCCCTGTTTTACAAGTCCCCCGAATGCGTTACTAAGATTATTTAACGAGTCATTCAATCCCTCAGCTTTTGCAGCGTCTTCATTGGATAACACTCCAAATCTTTCCATTTTATTTCCTAAATCATTTAATGTTTTAGATCCGCCTTTTGAGGCTAAAATCATCATTTGACCAGCCCCACCAAATGCTATTGACGATAATGCAGCCTTTTCGGTTGCATCCGAAGTCTTATCTAATGCATCGATAAGTAAAGTAAACGCTTCTGTATTACTTTTTGTATTACGAATTTGTTTAAGCATTTCAGGATTATTCTTTTTTAGTTTGGAATACAGAGCGCCCTGACCAGTTTGTAATAAGCCTAAATTTTTATTTAGTATTTCGAAAGATTGAGTTAATGTTTCGGATGATACGCCCTGTTGTCCCATTGCGTATCTCAGTCTTTGCAGTTCTACGCTTGTCATTCCTAGCCTAGAAGAAGTCTTCGCTATTTCGTCTCCTGTGGTTGCAAATTCCTCGGCAAAGGATTTCAACTTACTTATTCCTAAACTTGCAAGTGATACAATAGCAGCGTTTCTTAAATTCAAAAATGATCCACTAGCCTGACTATTTACATGTTGAATTTTTTCAGACATACGTGATACGGAATCTTGCATCTTTTTTATTTGAGGGGACATCATATCCTGAGCCGTAAATACAGTTGCTAGTGTAGGTTTTGCCATGTATTACTTCATCCCCTTCATATAATTTTTTTCGGATTCTATTAAATCAATTGCACCTTGATACCAAAACTCTAAATCTGAGAGTTTCATTTTTTGTATTTCGCTTACACATTTGAACCGATCCACTACTAAGAGAATTTTATTTCTAAGATTTTGAATCGGTTCTATGCGAAAAAATAGGACAGTGCCTCTATTACTGCCACGTCTCTACGTTTAAATCTGTCTAACAAACCGTCTGGGATACCATTAAAAACAGTTACCATTTTTATAGCTAATTTTCTTTGAGTGTCGGTATCAATTTCCATTTGACCTTTTGAGTTGGCTTGTAGTTTGGATCCCCTGGAAATTTCTTTCATTTCTGCCAATGTCGGTTCATAGAATTTAAGTTTACTTAACATTTCCCCGTTATCTTTTTTAACAGGTTTTTGTAGTTCGTAGTACACTTCCGATTTTGTATCATCGTAAACTAAATTTCCACTTGCAATAACGTCTTTAAGAATATCTTTAATATTCTGAGAAGGTATTGATCCAAATTCATTTTCCATGTCTTCAAATGTAATACTTACTATATCTTCGCTTATTTTTTGTTTCATAAATTTTTATATCTGTTCAAATTTTTCGCTTCTAAAAGCAAATTCTAATTGACCATCGTTTGAATTGAAATTAGATTCACCCTCTATTTTTCCAGAGCCTGAATATGTGATACCACTTGCAAGTGTTACAGATACTGTAAAGGCTTCCTGTCCGCTTATAAGATTTTGAATAAATTCCTGATCCTTTCTACTTGCGTCAAGGGAAACAACGCCACCGTCAAGACCACCTAACTTTCTTCGTGCTACAGTATGAAGTTTACCGTTTCCGGTAGGTAAATTTTCATTCGTATAGCCAGCCAAAATAATAGTTGGAGAAGAACCGCCTACGGGGTCAAATTCACGACCCGAAATTAAATACTGTCTTACGTCACCGCCTCTTGCTGCCATTAGTTATTTCCTCCACTGTATGACCATTCATATCTTACTGCTACAATTCTAAGACCTGCTGCTAATATATCAGGAATAAAACAATCTATTCTAGTTGGGTTTGCTGAATTTATTTCAGTTACCAAATTATCTACAATATCATTTCTTTGTTTAGATAGTGCTAATGGAATCCATAATTCATCGATTAATTTAATAATGTCCTGTTTTACGGACTTTGGTCTTACGACATACGATAAATTTGTGATACTATCATCGTCAACGACAATTGCCTGTAAATATTTTGAACCGTTAAAAAGTTGATCCAAAGAATAAATTTTAGTTTGTAAATTTGCTAGTGTTTCCGCAAATCTCCAATCTTCCTCCAACCCACCGGATGCGTTTGTAGTACGTGTAGTCACTAAGTCGCCTATAATTAATTGATTTTCAGGGCTTATTTTGAACCATGATCCGCCTGCTAAAACAATATCATTCTTTTCGGAATACGTAAAATTTACAAAATTTTCTTTGCATGATACGCCCGACATTGCAATTTCTTTTACAGGTCTATTAGGAGTTGCTAACTGAATCCTTGCAAAGTTACCAGCTATTTCCCCGGCTAGTTCAAAACTGGGAGTATAGAGAGTTTCAAAAGTTGGAATAGTGCAAATAAATTGACTATTTAAACTTCCTAAAGCTGTTATATAGTCAGCCTTATTTTTATTTAATCCTACAAAAGAAATAAATGGACGTTTTACACTGGGGGCAATTCTTGCAAGTCCTACAGTATTAAGACTTCCTAAATTTGTAGCATCGTTATATGGTGATACAATTACAGTATAAAATCTATCTCCCATGTTTCCCAATGCTGTTGCAATCAATGGATTAGTTGCACCGCTTGCAGATTGTGTTACGGAAATTGTAAGACCTGCTGGAGTTGAGTCGGTCGATCTCGGATTTAAAAATACTTGATAATCATTTCCAAATAAACCTTTATGCCTGCAGGTTAGTGTTACATCTCCAGTCGAGGAAGTCGCCGTAAACATACAGTCTAAGTCTGCATTTATTGCAGCCGCTAATGCTGTGGCTACGGTTGTAGCTGTTGCACCACTTGCCACCGCTATACTAATAATACGATCCCCTACCGTGATACTTAAAACACCCGTAGCACTTGCCGTGCCTGAAATTGCTACCTCGGCTTCTGCTAATACTCCAGATCCGTCATCGGCTAAAGGGCAAGACCAAACCTCTGTCTGTCCTCTATTTCCTAAGAAAACTTTTTCTGATAATCTTGCAAGCAGAGATCCACGACCGTATTTCGTCCACGCTTCTTCCTTGTTATAAATTCTTACGGGAATATTATTAGTTGGTGATTTCCCTGAATTATATTGACCTAATATAAGTATTACTTGAGGAGCGACCAAATTTCCAAAACTTCTTTGAACATTTTTTTCCTCTACGAATACGCCCGATGCCCTGGAATTGCTTGAGATACCTTCAAAAGTTATCATTTTGTATTACTCCTAAGTATAATCATAATTTAATGCCAATTTATTTCCGCTTATTACTATGTCCGTGAGATACGGTCTTTGTATTTCACTTGGAACCCATTCAAATTCCAAAGAAAAAGTTAGCTTACTTCCTACCAAAATTGATTCCTGAGATTGATTCATCTGATTGTATGACTGAATACTTGGAAATGTTTTACGTGAAATCTCACCTGCATCAAACCCAAAATCAGCTTGATTCAAAGAATATATTGAATTCAAAACTTGTTGCTGTAAGACAAGTAATCTTTCAATAGCTCTTTGATCTGCACTGTAAATATTCACACCTTCTTTATATTCGTATCCCTGTGTTACTATGTCTAATTCAAATTCACAAGCGTATACCCATCTATTTTTTGATGTACTACGACCTTCAATATTATTTAAACTTGGAGGATATACATTTACAAGTGGTAAATCCTGTATTCCAAAATCTCTGTATGACTCAAAAACTTTAAATCCTAATTCTGCGTCTAAGTTAGCCTGTGCAGTTGCATAAGTTTTCAAAGTAGCTATTAATACTTTATAAAAATAGTGATACGATCCTATGTTAAACTGAGGAGCCGGCATATTTCAAGTCAATTTTTGTTTGGTTACTTTTCTTTTCAGAAATCTCGAATGTGATATATCCTAAAGTCAAATCAGGTTTACAATTTACTACTTTACCAGTTATCGTATCCCCTGTAATATCTGTAGTGGATACTTCTAAATTGTTTACTAAATTTTCGCTTGCCAAACTTGAAATTCTAACCGTTACCGATATTCTTGGAATGTTTATCATCAAATTAGTCTGTGGGTCTGTTAGGGCATTTATTCTGTTCACTTGACCGTGAACATTTTTAACACCTGACTGAAAGGTGATACTTACCTGTCGTCCGAAATCGGATTCCAAGCAAGTTTTCAAATCACTTTCGGCTAATACTAACAGTCCACCTACCATTTTATTTTCGTCTTACACCCTTTTTCTTGTTTTCAAAAATTTCATCTTTTTGTTCGGATTCGGATTCAGAATAATTTTCAATTTCTTCAATGATTTCTTTTTGTTCGGATTGCATATTTTCTACTGCATCTTGTATTACAATCGTTCCTTTTTTTATCATTTTTTCCATTGTAATTTCGTCAAACCAGCCGACGGGAACCTCGTCCCCGTCTTTGATTTTTTCAAAACCTTTCGCCGAAAAACATCCTTTCAATATGTATTTCATATTGATTTACCTTATGTGATACAGTCGGTAATAGTTCCGATTGTATCAATAGCTTTTGGTATTACGATAGGAGCCGATTGAACACCTGCATACATAGTAGATGGCTGCATTGTATAGTAGAAAGGGACATACGCACCTGCCACAAATTCAGGAAGTTCTGGAAGCCCTAAATTTCTGTAGTCTTCTCTGGCCTCTACTAATACTTCAGTCGCACCAAAACCTTTTGCAAGTTGTGCAAGTGAACTCATGACAATTACAGTTTCAGAATTCATGTAAGACGTATTTACACCACTAGAATCTTCGTAAAATCCATTGTAAGTATAGAGGTTGAGCATGAAATCACCAATCGAGATACGCCCCTGTAAAGTTGCACCTAAAACAGTCTCTTCGGGTCTAAGTAAGCCTGGCTCAATAAATCTTTTGTCAAAAAAAGATTGAACGGCAGCATTTTTCCTGAACGCTACCCATGCGTTTTGAGAAAAAATAGCTGTGTTAGGCTTAACTTTTCCTTTTTGAAAAATTTCAACCGCTAAGGCTTCTAAATCATCGATTGGAACACCGTTAGCATGATCCCATTTAACTGCGGGAACATTATTAAGAGTTGCATCTTTGTGAAAATCAATGTTATCAGCGTTTTTAAGTGTTACAATCCCAGTCTGTAGAGCCTGAGCAGCCTGTAATTCAATAGCACGTTTTATTTTTTTAACTTGTTCAGCTTGTGCCCGTCCTACGTGATACCCAATTTTAGCGGCCTCACTCATTGCAGGGCTACGGAAAGCATCCATTCCGGGAACTCTTTTATTTAGCATTGACGCTGTTATCGGAGTTTGCTCCCAGTATAACGGAACTTTGTATGACTTGTTAGTGTATTGGTTTACATAATTTGTATTACCTACACCACCTCCACGAGTTACGTCAGCCGCAATTCTTCTACTTCCTCGAACTACATCTAATTCGATTTCGTCAACGGGAGAAATAACTTCCTCTCTAAATAGATTAGAAAGAAAGTATTGTTCAGGATCTTGTGATACGCCTTCTTCGTAGGCTTCAAGCATTGCTCTTTGAAATATGTCAGACATTTATTTTAATTCTCCTATTGATTATCGTAACCAGTTAGACTTGTTCCTGAGATACACATGATCCCACCATAATCACCGCCGACTTGAGCTAAGTGATACCTAAAATTATTTCCGTCAACGGAACTTGCAAGTGTTTCTGTGCTAGTGAATATTAAGAAATCTTCTCTTACATTAGTCGAATAAACTACTTCTCGTATTACATCGCCTGCTGTTGCGTCGGTTTCACCCACTAAGATATACTTAGGATACTGAGAACCGTCAACCGCTGTAGATACCGATCTTTTAAGTTTTCCGCTACCAGCCGCTACCGTAATATCAAAACCGTCTGTTTTTGCAAAATCAGTAGAACCGTCTGTTAACGTAAATTCAATCTCACCAGTAAAAACGGAAGTTAACCCAGATCCTTCGCAAGTTCCAAAGCCAATTTGTTGACCGTTTGGATTTTTAACTTCATAATCAAAAATATGGCTTGCTGTTCTTACAATTCTTACAGTATAGACTCCAGCTTTTGCACCGTCTTTCAAACTTAAAGCAGTGCAAGTTCCGTTTCCTGTATTACCTCCAGATTTTGCC